CTGAGAAAGTAGGTGGCCAAGGCTTATAGGGGGGGGTGAATGAACACCCCCTATTTTAAGGGTGGATCATCCCGCGAGGAAATGAAGACGCTCAGAAACCTCACAGAGGTCCATCGTTACTATCTTCTCCAGAACAGGATGGTGGTACAAGACCACCTCGTTCTTTCTGGTTAAGAAATAACTACTGAGGGAGTTCAGCTCCTCGCCGGACAAACCGTAGCGGGCAGCGAACCAATCGACTACTAGCGGATCCCCGTCCTTGGGACCGAAGGTCTCGTGCATGGTTTTAAACTTATAGTACTGATCACGAGAGAGCAATTCTGGTCGAATAGCAGTCCCTGGATCATTACTATCAAGAAATTCCTTAACACAAGGCACTCCACCCATCAAGGCTCGGAGACCAGCGACAACTGTACTTTTCCAATCATCTGTTGCTTTGGCCGCAACCACTTTAGTGGTCCAAAACAACCTGGCAAATATACGACCTGGCACTGGGACGAAAACCGTTCCCGCGGCACTCGGCATATAACAACCACTAACAAAAGAGGTACGCCTATAATCATTGAACTTACCGGCTTCAGGCTGAATACCATACCCACTTTCTATGTCCATCATTTGCTGACAATCAAAATCTCCTGTGGTGGCAAGCAATAAGTCATCACCCATGACAATTATTCGAGACGGTCCGAGTTTAGCTTCAAGGGCCGCTTCCAACGCAATCATGGCATTAGTTATTGAGTTGCCAAGGGATGTGTCATTATGACCACTTTTGGTCGTACCTTTCAATGAGTACTTCAACGATGCACGCGACTTCCGGCAGTAAGCACTCCCTTCAACATCGCGACAATCGTTTGCAAACTTGGCAAGGGAAGGATCAATTCTCCCATAGAAATTTGTTCGTTGCTTAATATGTGGGTATTGCATAGAGGCATCCCAATTTTTCCCGTCACGCTCATAAAAATGGACGTCACGCAAACCATTGGCCTCCTCCATCCACGCTCCATGGTCACTGGGATTAAACCCACTGGCTATGGAAATACGAATATCCACCCCAAACTCCTTACGGATTGCGGCGGTAAGAGCTCCGTCGTTGCTAAATACGTTGCCACAGGCTTTCTGTAAACAGTAAAACCTGTTAGCGAATCGATTTTGTGTGGCCATGTTAGTGTACATTTGAATGGCACGTGCCTTTGTCGGTAATCGATGACCACCTTCAAATTTAACAAATGCTTTAACTAGCCCCGGGAGAATCTTTTCCCCAGAGTCAATTGACTCAAAGATCAAAGCCCGCTTCTTTTCGGGCCACCTTTGCATGTGCATTATGGTGGTCCGCGCAGATAACAACTCGTGGTAGTGGCGACGAACCACTGGGGCCACAGCTCGCAGTAAACGGTTACTCCGTGCTAAGCTACCAGTTATTGGTTGCTGTTTCTTACCGTGTCTATTACACAGTGCGTTGTGCAAATTGCACAGACAAGTGGCTAGGGCATATGATAGCCTAGCCGCGCCGCCCAGAAGGGTTGCGCCGCGCTGTCCTTCTTTTGGACACCCTTTGTACTTACTCTTGTAAATTATCTTCCCATGCTTTGGGTCGAGTAATGAAGGAT